CAGTTTTATCGTGAATCTTCTTTTTACTAGGGTCATCCGAATATCGGCTGACAGCCATAGTTTGAATCTGGTCACGAGCAACCTTAGAGTATCGTTTATCATTTTTTACATCAGCCAATGGACGGCGAATACGCTGTGCAATCCATTTGATGTCGTGCATACTTGTTGCATCAGGGTCAACAAAAACATCCATAGGACTGACACGCTCAGCAAAAGGACTATCCTCAACAACAACCGTAATAGGAGTAACCTCATTGCCATCAATAGGGTCTAGGGCTTCGCCTTCATTTACTTGTTCTTCTTCAACGAAACGGTAGCCAACTTTAACCCATCCATGACCGCAAGTTAAACTGTCTTTAACAGCACGGCGGAACTCGGTGCGAATATCTTTGTAACGCCACCAATAGTTCACTACTGCTTCAGCGATAACAGCATTAGCAGCGTTTGCTGGATTAGTAGCGTTAACAGAAATTTTTGGGTAATTAACAGAAATGTTTGGTGCAATAATATTAATGGTTGCAAACGCAATGTTTACTGACAATCTGTCCTCGTCACGGAAATCTTCATAATGGTGACCTTTATACATGTCGGTCATTCTGCGCCAAGTTGCATCATAGCCATCATCTTTACGCCAACGCTTAGAAGCGTCTAAGCGTTGCTTGTAATGTTTTAGTGAATCGTATGCAGATTTCTTAGCCATTATTTTTCTTCCTTAATGCCTTCATGCCAACCAATATGGTTGTCAAGTTTAGAACCAATTTTGTCTACCTTGTTGCCTATTACTTTCAGCAAAATTCTTCCCTCAGCATGCTGGTCAGTATTTTCTTTTCTTAACTTCTGCAAAATGACCACAATGGGTCCCATAATCAAAGCAACAACAATAGGAACCAAAACTTCAGCCATATTTTATACTCGCTCAATAGTCAAGCCAGCAGCCTTGGCTTCCTCAACTTGTTGTTTCTCACGAAACTTCACACTGGGTTGATTATGCCAATCATCCTGACCCCAAGTAAAACCAAGGCGAACATCTTTAACATGGCATGCAAAACAAATCTCACCTCTACGGGGGAGTTCATCAGCAGCAAACGATTTATCGCATTTCTCGCAATTAAACATCATAATAGTAACAGTTCCGTTCCTAAAAGTTAAAAAGGAACCCGTTTCCGAACATTATGTGACCCCATGAACACTTTATTTTCATTTGTTGGACTGAAAAGATGTTGTTCCCACCATAATAAACTATTTTTAGGAATAGTAACATCACCCCGATACTCAGGTAACCAAACATATTTAAGCATCTGTACCGCAATAGCCAAACTGATAGTACGGTCATCGTGAGGGCTGCCAGACATGCGTCCATTTTCTTTACGAACATAAGTTTTGAGTTCTGCAATTGTTTTGGTACAAACCAATTGCAAACCATCGTCACGCAAAATAGCACTCAACTCATCAATAGCCAAAGGTTTACTAGTTGTTGTAGTACGCCAACCCAACACATCAGTAGCGTCAGCACGGACAGAAGTGAGACGGCGTTGTTTATAAAGGTTCTTATAACCATGTTTCTGTGCAGCCTTTAGAGTGGTTAGACCATGATTATTAGACTCAATGCCAATAAGACAGTTGTTATACCACCAACCCAACTCAGCCAACAGTTCCCCAAATAGGTCTGGTTCTATGTGTCCATGCCAATGTGCTGCCACTTGACCTGTGGAAGCATCAATTATGTGTGCTGAACTATAATCCCCGTGAGATAAACCTTCAGCCACATCGGCACCAATCGTATAAACGCTATCCATCTCTGGATACAGCCAAACAGATAAGTTGCCTTCTTCAGCATGGCGAAACTCGCCATTGCCATCAGCAAACAAATGAAAATAACCTTGGTCGGGTTCAATAGTTTCCATCCTGTTTAACATATCTATGTCAAATACTGGGTTTCCTGATTTGATAAACGCTTCTTCAGGGAAGCGTGGATATTCTTGGTGCATTTGCCAAGATTGCATGTTTCTTGCTTTTGCTGTATACCAGTCCTCGTTGCGTTCACCATCAGCGTCCCAAGGGAAAAAGATTCCTTTAAATTGGTTGGTGCCAGTCTGCGAGCCAACCCATAACTGATGAAAAAAGTTGCCACTACCATTAGCGGTGGACAAACCAATAACACGACCACCCACATCCGCAATCGGTTCAATAGATGCCCACGCTTCCTCAGGGTTCGGTAAGAACGCCCACTCGTCCACAATAACTAGGTATACGGATTCTCCACGAGCAGGGTCATTACCAGAAGGTAAAGACTCAATAGCAGACTCATTATCAAACATCATTTTAAGTTGATGGTCAGTAGTTTGTTGCGGTCCACGCTCTTTCATCCATTGCGGAATAAACTTGAAACCATACTTGCTTTTAGCCAACAACTTAACAGATTCTCGTTCGGTACGGGACAACATGACAACAAAACGGTCTGGACGAAAAAACACTAGCCAAAAAGAATATGCGCTAGCCAAAGTGGAAAACCCAATTTGACGAGCCTTCAGGACAATACTGTAGCGTTCGGTCATCCATGCACGCATAGTTTCCATTTGCGCTTCACGCAACTCAAACTGGATACGCCCCTTCTCGGGATGTTTAATAGACCAGTAGTTTCCACAAAAATATTTGAACGCAGCCAACTGTTCATCTATTGTTGCGTTTTCTGGTCCACGACACAAACGCCACTCTTTCTCATTTAACAAAACATTTAAATCCAAGGTTTACCACCCCAAGGTTGCCAACCAGCATAATCATACATAACCATAAACGCTTTAGCATTTATAATCGGGTCCCATAAATCGGCACAAGTGTTCAAAATTTTTTTTTCCTGCAACCAACCTAACTTAGAATACTTTGATGGCTGACACCAGTACCCGTTGATTTGAAACAGTCCGTAAGACCCACCATTAGGGTCCTTGGGATTAAATGCTAGTTGTCTGCACCGTGATTCACGGTGCATAATGTAATCAACTTGTAACATCATTTCACGGTCCTCAGAAACAAACCGAATAATATCTTCACGGTTATCACACATCAAATCCAAAGGTTTCTTAGCGGAGACAACCGTCCCCCCGAACAATGAATAACACAAAATAGTAACTATCAAAAGTTTCTTCATATAACTCTATTCTAGACAACATCAGTTGCCCATAGACAATATATTACTTAGTTTGCAACCATACTGTTACGGCTTCAGGGATAGCATCCCCAGCAACATAACGAAGATGCCAAGGTTCTTCTGGGACTACTTCCCAAGACCACCCGAATTTAGCAACATTATTAAACATCCATTCTAAACGCTTACCATTAGAACCTGCAACATCAACAGCAACACCCAACATATGTTTAGAACATGTTTTAGCATCATCGTTTGGTGCAGCCAAAGGCGCATTTTTAGGTTTCAAATAATACTTAACACCATTATAGGTGCGTGTAGACGCATTTGCAATTTCATCTGTTTGGTAGCGTTGCATAAACCCAGCCTTTTGCTGGGCTATGCTGCGGAACATGTCCCCGACACTGGTCGGAGCCAAATCTATTCCATCTAGTTTTGCTGCGGCTTCCATTGCTTCCCAAGCGTCAGCAGCACACAACTCCAAAGAACCACCTTTAACCACTTTACGCAACATTGCAGGGGTCACCTGACTAGGCTTTTTGCCCTTTAGATGTTTGCAGGGTTTGAATGGTGTTATAAACAGTTTCAATTATTTTACTGCTTTTTTAGCAGCCTTCTTTACAGTCAACGGCTTACCTTGAGAAGCCTTGGAACCGATAAACGATGCAACAGTTGGGTCACCAATCTTTGTTGATGCCCATGACAATCCTGCTGCAACCAACGGCATAGCCATAGCAGTCAAGGCAGGGTCAACATTATATTTCACACACAAATAGACCACAATACCGAGAACGCCACCTTTAGCGGTTTGGTCAACTGACTGATTACGGTTATTCATTTTTTATCTCCTAGGAGTGCGCCAAGCATGTGAATCATGATGGCTACCAATGTTATCTGTACACCCAAAGTTCTAGTTGAACCCGACAAAGTGATTAGAACCATACCAGTTCCAGCCAATGTCCAAGTCAGACCATGAATTTCGGATATAATCTTCTTCATACACTTTAACCTATTTGTTCCTTCGTTGACCTGCAGCAACGGTGGCAGCCCCAGCAGCCACCGCAATAAGGGTTCTACGAGTATCCACAGGAACAGTGGACCCCAACGGAACATAATTTCCTAAACCGTCATCAAACACATTTATGGTTTCCTCAAACGCATTTCTTACCTGCGTAGGGGCATTCTGAACTGCTTCAACCAAAGCATCTAGTTGAGTGTTATCTAATACGGTTATATCCAAAGTTTCAAAGATTTCTGTTGCTTGTTCAGCAGTTATTACAGCCAAAACTTCGGTGTTGGTTGCTAATGATACGGCTTGGTCGGCTGTGACAGCCGTACCAAGAATCTGTTCAATTAAAGCAACCGCTTCAACATCGGTCAAATCTTTTATAGAATCAATCACAGTGTCAAACTGTTCATCAGTTAAAGATATATCACCGTCACTAGCGTCCTCCAAGGCTTGGACAAGTTCGGGGGGTAATTCCTCAAAGATTGCTGGCGGAAGCAGCACAGGCAATTCTGGTGCGTCTGGGAAGGTATCTGGAGGCAATGGCATCATGTCAGGAGGTTCGGGCATAGTGTCTGGTGGCTCTGGTAGTAGTCCGACAAACGGTAGCGTATCGGGTGGCTCAATAGTAGGGTATGTGTCCACAGGAAATGGCATTGTGTCCACAATTTCGGGAGGTAGTTCTAATGTTTCTGGTGGAAATGTTTCAATCTCTGGTGGTAGAACTATGGTATCTAGGATGGCTGGCGGTTCTATTTGTAACTCAGGAACCGTTGCTGGCGGTTCTGGCATTGTCGGTTCTGGTTGGGGTATATAAATTATTTGAAGTGTCGTAGTAGTCGGTGCGCTGGTTACAGGCACAGTCGTAGATTGTGCAATAGTAGAAGTGGTCATCGTTGTAGTCGTGAATGTTGTTGTAGATTCCCATGATGTTGTTGTCTCCTGAATACTTGTAGTCGTAGATGTAGATGTTGTTGCAGGAATACCATTGGTTGTGAATGAGTCCACGATTTCCCACAGAGTGTTGTCCTCGCTAAGTTGCATTAAATGCACACAGGACCCACCGCCGTTCTCATACATCCAAACATCAATATCATAAACGCCTGCATCTATTTCAACATAGAACGGGCTGCAACCTTGGTCATACCAAGTTGCATAAACCTCAGCACCATTCAACCGTAACATCCCACCATCATCAGAATACAACAACAGTTTGGCGTAACGGTCAAAAGTAACTTGACCTTGGAAATGCAACATAAACCCATCACTAGGGCAATCCTGAAATGGCTCATCGTCCCAGTCAATGGTTAATAACACTTCACTACCACATTCGGTATAGGTGTGTATATCGGCTACTTCGCCAGCCTGATTTCTTGGTGGCGGTATATCGGATACGATATACCCCGTAACAGTTAACCCTAAGATGGGTTCGGCGTGGACAGTTGGGGCAAACAGTGCGAGTATTGCTACTGGCGCAAATATTAACCAACGAGAATTACGCATTGCTAAAAAAATTCATGTTTAAAACTAATCTTTCTGTTTCAACCAAAGGATAAGAAGCAGAGTGCATCAAGTTTCCATCAAACACAACAGCAGTGTTTTTTATAGGTTCAATCCTTTTGTTGCTTTTTTCAAAAACCGTGCAACCATCAGAATTATTTATGTAATACAAAGCAGAGTAATGTTTTTTAGAAACATATTGTTTTGTAATATCATTTGAAATGTCTGTATGAAAGTATAAAGG